CTGTATTGGTTACAGTCATCTGGTCTTCTCTTATATCTTGTTCTGCCATATTCTTACATTTAAGGGGCAAAGAGTATGGCAGAAAAGCGAAAGGAGGAAATAAATAGTTAGTTCAAGTAATAGTTATTGACTTCCAATCTGACCATTTCGCTGCTCCATCGACATTATAGGCAGCTCTAACTTTAATTATGCTCATATTATATGCAACTTTAATCTGTGCACCTTCAAGCCCGGTCGGATTTATCGAGATAAGACAACCATCTATTCCACTGCCATCAATATCTGATGTTGAATATGCAACATAATTCCCGACGATATTAAGGACGTCAGTCTTAACATGTCCTTTATTAACAATTGCCTTATTCGATATAGCATCTAATACGCTAATCAACACGCTGTTATTTCCTTTCAAGCCTCGCAGATAATCCACACTGTTGGTTACAGTCATTTGCTCTTCTCTAATATCCTGCTTCTCTGCCATACTTAACACATTTAAGGGGCGAATCCTCCGGATTATGAAAACTTTATGTTCGATGCTTTATTAATTGCATATAAATTCTTACTTTTAAAGGAGAAAAACAGAATCCTATGAATTACGGTTACATCAGAGTGAGCAGTGAGAAACAGACCGTTGAAAACCAACGGTACGAGATAACTGAATACTGCAAGCGCAAGGGGCTCATTATAGATAAGTGGATTGAAGAGAGTGTGTCTGGTGCCAGGCATCCCAATGTACGGAAATTAGGCAAGATACTGAATACGATAGACAAAGGCGATACCATATATGTTACGGAACTTTCAAGGCTTGGACGCTGTGCGTATATGGTTATAGCTATCATATCTCATTGTCTGATTGCCAAAGCCAATATTGTGGAAATCCGTGATGACAAGCTTATTAAAGATGATTCAGATTCTGTGCAAGATACGTTTTTAAAGGTCTTATTTGCTCAAAGGGAGCGAGAAGATATATCAAGGAGAACCAAAGCCGGACTTGCCAGGCGGGTAGCCATGGGGATGAAGCTTGGGCGAAAACCAGGTGTTCAGAATTCCCATTATAAATTGACTGGAAAGGAACGGCTAATAAAAAAGATGTTTGAATACGGATATTCCAAAGCTGCCATTTGTAGAAGGCTGCAATGTAATCCGATAACTTTGGATAGGCATCTTATAAGGATGTGCTATTTTCTACCTTGTAATTGAGTTTTATATCTTTGCGTGAAAAATGATTTACGCGTATATTAGAGTCAGTACAGATAAACAAACAGTTGAGAATCAGAAATTTGAGATAGGGAGGTTTTGTAAGATAAGAGAACTGCAAATAGACAAATGGGTGTCGGAAACCATATCCGGTACCAAGTCTGCAAAAGAACGGAAGCTTGGCACCTTACTAAAGAAGCTCAAGAAGGGCGATACCCTTATTTGCTCTGAAATTAGTCGTCTTGGGCGTCGTCTGATGGAAGTGATGAGCATTCTAAACACTCTCATGCAAAAAAAAATCACTGTTCTGACTGTAAAGGAGAAGTATGAGTTGGGTAACAATATACAGTCTCAGATACTTGCCTTCGCTTTTGGTCTGTCAGCTCAGATTGAGCGTGATTTGATTTCGCAACGGACCAAAGAAGGTCTTGCCAGGCGTGTTGCCGAAGGACAGAAATTAGGGCGGCATAAGGGTGGGCATAACTCGCATTACAAGCTGACGGGCAAAGAAGGATTGATTAAAACTATGCTTGAATACGGATATTCTAAAGCTGCCATTTGTAGAAAATTGAAATGCAATCCTAAAACATTGGATGACCATTTAAAAAGGATGCAATAAGTAATCGGATTTCAAATATAAATTCCTGTATTTGCTTGTAGAAATGCATATAAACACCAAGAGCTTGGTGGCAACTTACGTTGTCATCGAGCTCTTTTTTTATGTCCTTTTTCAAGGTTGTGGAAGCAATTACTTTTGCTGTCACGGAATGTCAGTGGAAAATTGTAATTCAACAACTTGTTTGATTTTGCCTGATGTACATTTGTGCGGTGTCGGACAAAAAATGGTTATTAGTAGATTATTAAATGAATTGGTGAAATGGATATGAATGATTGGGTTATGCTGGTGACCGCCCTCGGTGGCATCGAGGGCATCAAGCAGCTTATTAAGTGGTGGATGTCGCGCAAGACCAATGCGCGTATTGAGGACGCACATGCTGATGTCGAGGAGTTCAAGGCATTACGGGAGTACAACGAGTTCCTGCAGAAGCAGCTTTCGGAGAAGGAACAGCGGTTTGTGGAGCAGACTGACCGGCTCCGTAAGGCACAGGATGAGCTGTTTACACTGAAGGAGACTAATTCTGACCTGAAACTGGAACTGGCACTGAAACGGTGTGAGAGAAAGAAGTGCGGTGATAGAGAACCGCAAAATGGGTATTAATTGAATAAGGAGGAAAATTGAAATGGCGAATGTGAATCAACTTGCACCGTTTATCCTAAAGTGGGAAGGCGGTTTCGTGAATGACCCGGCAGACCTTGGAGGTGCTACGAATATGGGTGTAACTATCGGTGCGTGGAAGTCATGCGGCTATGACAAGGACGGTGACGGTGATATAGACGTGGATGACCTGCGTCTGCTTACCCGTGAGGATGTCGTTAACCGGGTGCTCAAGCCGCATTATTGGGACAGATGGAAAGCTGACGATATTAAATCGCAATCAGTTGCTAATATCCTTGTCGATTGGGTGTGGGCATCCGGTGCACACGGAATAAAGATACCTCAACGCTTGCTTGGTGTTTCTGTAGATGGCATTGTTGGACCTAAGACACTTGCTGCGGTGAATGCCAGGAACCCGCGTGAGTTGTTCGACATGATTAAGATTGCACGGTTCGACTTCATTGAGGATATATGCAGGAAACGTCCGGCTAACAATAAATTCAAGAGAGGCTGGATGAACCGTATAAATGACATTGCCTATGTTGGCTAAGGTTATGAACTGGGTAAGCCGGCATATATTGCTGGCTCCTTTCATGTGTCTGTTCCTATTGTTATCATGTGGCAGCTCTCATAAAACTGTCAAGTCAGACACTAAGATTATACAGAAAGATAGTACACGTGAATCTGTCAATATCGTACACGGATCAAGTACGTCTTTGAGCGAACTCATTACCACTAATGGTAACTATGTAATTGATTTCCGTATCTATGATACCCGAAAACCGCCCGACAGTCTGACTGGAAAACCTCCGTTATTGGCAGACGGTCATGTGGAAGGTGATTTCAGCAAGAATAAAAGGAAGGAAACTGCAACCAAAGACAGTACGGAAGTGAAAGCTGACAAGGAAACCACTTCCAATACCCGTGAAGAAAACCGGTCAGAAACCATAAAAGAGAAAAAAGAATCCACGCTGCCTGAACAAATCGGTTTTGCCTGTGTTTGTGTAACCGTTTTGATTGTCGTTATGCTGATAGTAAAGCATTGGCACAACAGACAATCTTCATCATAAGACTTTAAATTTATAAATTGAAATGCCTCGGCTCGTGATGAGTCGGGGCTATTTTTTGTTATCTTTGCCGGAACTAACATTAACTTATGTATTATGGCTGAAAAAAAAGAATCTTATTCCGAAGAGGAATTGAATGAAATGATCGTATGGTTCAACAACCATGCTGATGAACTTCCCAAAGAAATGCAGATTAACAAAGCAGCTTTCACACCAAATTTGAAACTTACTGTTGAAAGTTGTATCATGCAGGCTAAGCAATGTCTGGGCAACTATAAGATGGCCGGAGCTTTCCGGATGCTCCAACAAATCAGAGAGAACCTTGAAAACAATAAATGATATCTTTAATTATTTAATAAGCAAATCAGGCTGTTTCTTCATTGAAAAAATATAAAAGTGGCAACTTTAAAAAAAACAATTGTATAAATGATTAGTTCTCGGTATTTTTTATAATTTTTTTTCTTGTTCGGGCAAATATGGTGCAAATAATTATTATATAATATATAAAACATTGATTAATATATGATTATGAAATACTTTAATAAGCTTCCCAAGCTGAGGGTCGCGGGTTCGAATCCCGTTTGCCGCTCCAAAGAGAATTCTGATAGTCAGGTAGTTGGCTATCAGAATTCTCTTTTTTAGCACTATTTGAGGAAGATGAATACAGGTGGTTTGAACATCATTATGTAAATTGATTGAGCAGTATATGGCTAATGAGAAATATGGGAACAGATTTGTTTATAAAGGCCCATGCAGTATATTCATACGCTAAAGTATCGGCACTTACACGAATTGCATCTGCATTGCTGCTTTCTATAACGATTTTCCTTGGTTGGATTGATGTGTACATCCGATAATGAAAAGACAGGAGAAATATGAAAACGTTATTTTCATAATCTCAAATTATATGTGAAGAAACAATGTCTTTAGAAAAGTAATAAAAAGTGCAATCCATCAATAATCAGAATTGCACTTTTATTTTCCACTAATTTATATTCTTAATTTTCTTTTTTGAGGGATATCCAAAGATACAAAAACTAACTGATTAGCAATAATTTAACTTGAATAGGTTGTATAATTTTGTACTATTGAAAGAATATCCCTAAACATATTGGATTTACTGGGTACAGATATAGAGAAAGTCCTTATTTTTTGATAATCAGTCAGAAGCTTCTTTATTAATTGGTGCAAAAATGCCAAGTACACACATTACAACTCCAGTTCAACCACAAATATCCATTTCCCTATTTTTAAATTCCCAGACACAGCCAGATCAATAGCCGCTTCGTTATTTTTTGTCTTGTCAGTCAAGCCGACACATAAGGTATACTTTCCCTGCAATTCTGCCGGAATATTAAACCGACTCAAATAATTGTATGATATTCCCTTCAACCATTCGGAAGGTTCTGCTTCCGGTTCTGTATAAAGAAATACAATTTCCTTTTTTTCATTCATCAAAACAAAACTAACCTGATATTTATAATTCCAATTGGGATGATTATTAGGCAATACACCCACACCATAGTTTTTCCATGAATGAAACAAAGTCAACGTTTTGTGGTCTTGCTCCACCTTTATATAGTCCGGATAAAGACGATAACCGCCTAAAGTTATAAAACGCTGAACTTGGTCCGGCAGCTCTTCTATCCAGAATTTGCACTGTAAAGGCATACGCAAATCCAGCGTGTTACAATGGCTGTCCAAAGCATCAGTCACAGAAACGGTAAAAGCTTCTTTGAAATCGTTCATGGCAAAACGTTTGTCTCCTTGGAAATGCTTGTATTTTGAGTTATCACCATCTTGTGCGTTAAACCACCAGCATCCCTCACCAATAAGAGCTCTTTTTGGGAAAAGTTCGTCATGCACCATCGCACGTTCTTCATTAGAAAACCAAAAACTGCCTATACCATCCCTGCGAGGAAGAAACCCCAGCTTGTCATATACTAGCGGCTTGGAAAACCTGTAGTCGCTCTGCGAAAGATTCATTACCGTAAGCACTTTTTTGAAGTGTCTTGCATACGATTCGGTTATCTGTCGGATAACGCTTTCCAGATTATCTTGCTTTTCGAGTACCAGTCCATGTCCTTCTCCCCATCTTCCCAATCCATATGCATCAATATAATCTACCTCATCCGGATTGTCATATTCCTTTGCAAAAGCCTCTATGAACTTGTCCAGCTTTTCAAGGAATACTGGATTATCATAATAAGGCTGGGTTTTGCCTTCATCGTCTATTGGGCTTTCTGTGGCTCCGGCTTCGTACACATAGGACGGTACTCCGTCTACACCATGAAAGAACACCCTGAAGGCCAGTTTAAGCCCTTTGTCTTTGGCTTTTTGTATATACCATTTATACCGTTCATTGTAAATCCATGCATATTTGCCCTCCTCGGGTTCCAAATCTTTCCACAGCATTCTGATGTACAGAATATTGGAATAATCAGCTGCTTTGCATTCTTCCATCTGTTTCCAAAAAACTTCGGGAGTATAGATGTTGCTTTTATTGTGGCGTGTTCCCTGAAAAGATCAGCCTTCTTCGTACATCATCCATCCCATGGCAGGATTTTTCAGTACGGTGGTCAAATCCGGGCTATAGTTTACCCATTTGTTCATTTGGGCTTGAAGTGAGGCGGATCCCAATAGGTGCATGCTGCACAAAAGGATTGCGGTTAGGCGTAAAATGGAAATACTTTTCATGGTTAGAATTAATATTATTAAAAATGTATTTTATAAAATCATTACAAAAGGTTTTTGATAAAAAAATAATCTGAGTCATTGCATGAGAGTTAATGAAACGATATACTTTTATGTCCATTGCTAAGACATTTTTTCTTCTCTAGATCCTAATATTGAAAGATACCGCTTTCGTTACTTGCTAAAACTTCAGTTGAATTACCTTGATAAATGTTTATATTAATTATTAAAAGTAAAGTAATTAGAATTGCAATCGTTTTCATGTGTCATTATATTTAAAGTTTATATATAAGCAAATTTAAGGAATAATCTGTTACGTTGTTTTCAGTAATAGGACTTTAACTAAATTTCTTTTAGTTTTTTTTGATAACCTCAATAACATACTCTTTCGGATTGGCTATCAGTCATGCGTCTTTCTTTTGTTCTTTCAGAATGTTTGTGTCAATGACCCTGTATTACAATATTGTTTTAAATGTGTTGTATGTTGGTCTATATATAGTTTATTCTGTGCATTTTTTATGCATAAGATTTTTCTTTAAAATATTTGTTATAGCTTTGCTATCACAAATAACTGAATGTGTTTTTATTTTTAGATTCATTAAACTGGGATGTTGTAAGGCATCTTGATAAGTAAAGCAGTTTGTATTGAAAAAGGCAGGATTGGTGAATCCCGTCTTTTTATGTATCTTTTTGTTATAAGAATAGCCTCTGCTTGTAAAGGTAGAGGCTATTCTTTATTCAAAGAGACGCAAAATATATTATTTCAGTATTTCACCTTTTTCATTGAAGAACACCGTACTTTCAGTTCCTTCCTTGTCTGTCAGAACAACCTGATAGGTCTTGCTGCCATCCTCTGCCGCTTCCACCGCCGCTTC